TTCCGATCTGGCCCCGGGGGGCGCGCGCCCGGCCCGGGCGCCGGCGCCGCGGACGGCCAGCCGCCGCGGGACCTCGGCCACGAGGTCATCGACATCACGCGCGCCATGGGCGACGACGCCTACGTGGCCAACAGCTTCCAGTCGCGCTACGTGCCGCCGTACGAGTCGGACGTGGAGCGCCTCTCGCGGCTCTGGGAGCAGGAGCTGATCCGCTGCTTCAAGCTGACGCGCGTGGCCAACAACCAGGGCCAGGAGGTGTCCGTCTCGTACTCCAACAGCTCCATCTCGCTCATCCTCGCGCCGTACTTCTTCTCCATCCTGCGCGTGCGCCACCTCGGCTTCCTCATCACCAGCCAGGAGGTGTACCGCTCGGAGGAGGACCTGTGCGGCGTGGTGTTTAAGAAGACGCGCCTCGAGGCCTACCTGACCGAGATCGCGGCGCTGTTCGCGGCGGACGTGCGCCGGGCGACCGAGCGGGTCCGCGATGGAGGCCGTGATGGACGAGCTGGCCTGGCACGCCCTCCCGCGGCTGGTGTGCGAGGTGCGCGAGGTGCCCGGGCTGATCCCGGTCTTCACGAGCGCCTCGGTGACTGACGCGCGCGTCGAGGGCGCCGCGCTGACGCTGCGCCTCGAGAGCGGCGAGACGGTGTCCTGCGACGAGTACCGCCGCCGCTGCCTCGCCGGCGAGGCCTTCCGCGGGTTCGCCTTCGCGGTGGTCACGGCCGCCGAGGACCGCGTGCTCTCGCTGGCCGTGCCGCCGGTGGCGCTGCCGCACCGCCTGGCCCTGGTGCGCCCCGAGGACCCGACGGAGTTCGCGCTCTGCGTGCTGCAGATGTTCCTGGAGAACTGCCCCGCGGCCGAGGCGGACGCCGCGCGGTGCCTGCGCCTGGGCCGGTGGCTGGAGCGCGCGCGCGCCCCGCCGGCGCAGAAGCTGCGCCGCCTGCTGCACGTCGGCGCCACGCGCGCGCTCAACACGCTCATGTTCGCGGCCCACCTCAGCCCGCTCGACGAGACGCGCGTGCTGCCCCACTACCCCATCGCCCAGCGCCTGCTGTCGGCCCCCCGGACCCCGCCCGTCGTGGACGCCCTCTTCGCCGCCGGGTTCGGGCCCCTGCTCGGCCTGCCGGGCGACGCGCCGCCGCCCGACGGGCTGGTGCGGACGCGCCCCGGCGGCGCGCTCACCGCGCCCCTGCGCACGCCCGAGATGGCCGAGGCCGTGTACCGCTGGTGGACGACGATGCCGCGGGCGCTCACCGAGAAGACCATGTTTGTGCGCTACGAGTGAAGCGCGCCTCCCCCCTCCTCCGCCTCCTCCACCTCCCCGCCCCGACCCCCCTTTCCCCTTTCCCCTCTCCATCTGCCCCCCTCCTCTCCCCCCCTCGCCCTCCCCCCTTCCCTCTCCCCTTCCCTCTCCCCCACCATCCCCGACCGCGGACGACAACAGGACGCCGGGTGGCTCGTTCGGACAATAAACAGACTTTATTGTTTAACCAAACAGAAACGCGTCCGGTGTGTATGTAAACACAAAGGGCGGTGGGGCGTCGCCGTCGCTCAGCGCCTCGAGCGCGCGGTTGTACATGCCGACGAGGGCCGCGAAGACGGGCTCCATGTGGGCCAGGCAGTCTATCCAGGGCAGGATCAGCGGGGGGCGCAGCTGCTCGTAGGGCACCGGGCCGGCGCCGCGCAGGCGCACGCAGCGCCGCGAGCACCGCGCGCCGCCGCGCCCGGCGGTCGCCCCGGCGCACGCGGCGGGGGCGAGGGCGTCCCCCGGGGCGGCCCAGAAGTCGGGGTCGTGGCGCGAGGCGAAGGCCCGCTCGACGAGCCCGTCGCAGGCGGCGCGCGCGGCCCCGGCGTCCGCGCGGCCCTCGACGGCCTCGCGCAGCAGGGCGTCCAGCGCGGCCTTGGCGGCGCGGCCGAAGCCGCTGCGCGCCGGGAAGCCGACAAAGTCCGCGGGGCCCTCGCGCCGCCGCAGCCAGTAGGCGTGGCAGGACCAGGCCAGGGCGGCGTCGAAGACGCCCTCGCAGCGCAGCGTCACGTCCGTCGCGGCGGTCCCCGCGTCGGCCAGGTGCCGCGCCGCGGCGGCCTCGCAGGCGGCGCGCACGCGCTCGGCCGCGGCGGCGGCGGCCGCCTCCGGCGCGTCCGCGGGCACGCCGCCGAGCACGCCCCAGAAGCCGTCCTTGACGTAGGCGCACGTGACCAGGCCGGCCTCGGCCGCGGCCGCCTCGACGGCGCGCGAGACGCCGTTGGCCAGCGCGATGACGCTGTGGTACGCCTCCGGGCACGTGTGCTTGAGCCCGCCGAAGAAGGCCACGAGCGCCGGCTTGACCGCGCGCGCCCGCACGGCGCGCCGCAGCCGCGCGTGGCCCGGGCACAGGGCCAGAAACAGGTTGGGGAAGAAGGCCGCGAAGTCAAACTTGGCCAGCCAGGCCCCGCGGAGGGCGCACGGGTGCTCCACGGCGCTGGTCACGCGCCCCGCCGGCCAGACGTCGCAGCGCAGGCGCAGGCCGCAGGTCACGGGCCCGAGGGCGTGGAAGGCGCGGAAGCCGAGCGCGGGCCACAGCCCGTCCGTGAGCCGGTGGGCGGCGAGCGCGCCGCGGACCGCCTCCGGCGCGGCCACGGCCACCTTGATCGTCGCAAACAGGGGGAAGCCCAGCGCGCAGTAGTAGTCCTCGTCCGCGCCCTCGCGGGCGAGCTCGGGCCCCAGGAAGGCGAAGACGGGCGGGGTCGCGTCGCCCGCGCCGTACGCGGCCGCGTGCCACCGGCGGTAGAGCGCCACCAGCGCCGCGTTGCTCACGCCGTGGGCCACCAGGCAGTCGAAGCCGCGCGGGACGAGCACGCGCGCCGCCACGCGCCGGCCCCGGGGCCGCAGCACCGTCTCGCGCACGTCAAAGAGGTCGCCCATCTCGCCCCGGCGCTTCAGCGGCGGCGCGCCGGCCTCGGCGTAGGCGCGCGCGAAGCTGGTCCGCCGCGTCGTGATCTCGACGGAGAGCGCGGCGCAGCCGGCCATGGCGCGCAGCTGGGCGTGCGGCAGCCACGCCTCGGTGGCGTGCGCGCGCGCGGCGTCGCGGTCCACGACGACGTCGGCGTCCACGTGGATGATGCCCGCGCGCGGGCCGGCCTCGTCCTCGTCGTCCCCGTCCTCCTCCGCGCTCTTCTCCCCCTCGCCCCTCTCCTCGCCGCCACCCCCGGCCACCGGCGTCGCGGCCGTGACCAGGTTCGTGGCCGGGTCCGTCTCGAAGCGCAGCGGCTCGTAGAAGGCCAGCGCCGGGAGGGCGCGGCGCAGGGCCGCCATGACCGCGCCGTGCGCGCCGCGCCACAGCGCCGGGTCCGCCAGCGCCCCCGTGCCGCTCGCGTCGCGCAGCGCCGCGGCCACCGCGGCCGCCGAGCCCGTCCACGGCTCCGCCGTCACGTGGACGAAGCGCGCCGCGTACGCGCCGGCCCCGTCGCGGCACAGCAGGTGCGCCAGCGCGTGGAGCTCGCCCGGCGCGCCGGGCTCCGTCCAGGCCGTGTAGATCCCGGCCGCGCACACGCGCTCCCCCGCCGCGGCCGTCATAGCGCCGCAAAGTCCACGGCCCCCTCGATGCGCGGCCACGCCTCCGCGGGCACGAGCGAGAGCGCGGCGTCCAGCGGCGCGTCGAAGCCGCCCTGGGTCAGGTACATGAGCCGGCTCCAGGCGGGCAGGCGCAGTTTATACCTCTCCCCCGCAAAGTCCTCCCGGCGTTCCATCAGCAGGGCGTACAGCTGCCGGTGGGTGGCGCCCGCGGGCGGGTCCAGGCCGGCGTCGCGCAGCAGCGCGGCGATCTCGGCCTTGCGCAGGTTCTTCACGCGCGTGGGCCCCGGGAAGGTCTGCCGGCTGCGGCCGACGCGCACGCCGAAGGCCTCCTCCCACATCACCTTGAACACGAGCGCGGCGTGCCGCCCGCGGCTCAGCGGGCCCGCGCCCCCGCCCGCCCCCAGCGCGCTCAGGGCCGCGCGCACGGGGCGCCGCGCCGCCGTCGTCGCGTCCAGCACGTGGCACCGCAGCACCTCGAGCAGCAGCGGCGCCAGCTCGGCGCCGGCCGCCGCCGCCGCGACCGCGGCCGAGTCCACCTCCGGCGAGGCGCCCTCGAAGAGCCCGGCGGCCTCCGCGACGCGCGCGCAGCGCCGCGTGAGGGCCCAGCGCGCGGGCACGTTGAAGTCGGGGGCCAGCGCCGCCAGCTCCAGGCGCCCGTCGGCCACCACGGGCACGGCCCCCGAGGCGTAGTGCCCGTACACGGCCCCGAAGACGCGCTCGCTGCGCAGCGCCTCGGGGACGCGCGCGCACGCGCCGAGCACGGCCAGGCCCACAAACTGCTCCCGCGTCACGGGGTTGGCGAGCGCGCGCAGCAGCTCCTGCAGCTCGTCCTCGGGCACGTCGGCCACGAGGTACTTCTCCACGAAGGTGGCCACCTCGCCGCTGTCCGCGATGTCGGCCGCCACCGGCCGGTCCGGGGGGCGCAGCTGCCGCAGCACCTGCTGGCTGGCGAAGGCGTCCAGGCGCGCGTCGCGCAGGAAGTCGCAGAAGGCGCGCGCCGTCAGCGGCGGCTCGCAGCCCTCGAGCGCCACCCGCAGGCGGTTGTTCTCCAGCAGCGCGTGCAGGATGTTGAGGCTGTCGTTGACGCTCGTCAGCGTGCAGCGCTCAAACAGGTGCTTGAACTTGAAGCGGGAGAAGAGGCGCATCCCGCGCGCCGCCGCGAACGCCGGGCGGCAGCGGCGCTGGAACTGCGCGCACACGAGGTTCGTCACCTGCGACAGGCGCGCCGGCCAGCCCGCGCCCACGACGTGGTTCAGCAGCACGGGCGTGAAGATGGGCTCGCCGCGCGCGCCGGAGCCGTCCACGTACACGAAGAGCTCGTCGCGCAGCAGCCGCCGCACGCGCCCCGTGGACTGGTAGACGGAGGCCATGTCCGGGCCGTGCGCCATCGGCTTCACGTAGGCGAACATGCTGTGAAAGTGCGGCGCGTCGAAGCTGAGCCCGACGGTGACCACGGTGGTGTAGACGAGGGCGCGCACGGCCCAGCGGCCCACGTCCTCGGGGGGCCGCTGCGAGTTGAGCACCAGCACGGAGGGCGTGAAGCGCGCGCAGAACCGCGCCACGAGCTCGGAGAAGGCCAGCGTCGACGAGAAGACGCAGACGTTGTCCCCCGCGGCGAGGCGCGCGCCCAGGAGGCCGAAGAAGCTGTCCCCCGCCGCCCCCGCCGCCTCCACCGCCGTCGTCGTCGCCGCCGCCGTCACCGGGGCGGGGCTCCCGGCCCGCGCCGCGTCCTCGCTCCCGTCGCCGCCGCCGTCCTCCCGCGCGCCCGCCGCGCCCGCCGCGACCTCGGCCCCGAGGTGCCGGAGCACGAGGCAGCGGCGGCTCGCGAAGGCGGCCGTGGCGTAGTCGCTCACCACCACGTGCACGCTGGGCTCGCCGCGCAGCTCCACGAGCAGCTCCACGAGCTGCGCGTTGATCGTGGCGTCCATGACGAGGACCCGCGGGCAGCCGCGCAGCAGCCGCGCGAGCAGGGCGTCCACGCGGGCCAGCCGCGCCATGGTGGGCGAGTAGAGCTGCCCCAGCGTGGACATGACCTCGTCGACGACGAGCACGTCGTAGTTGTTGATCAGGTGCTCGTCCACGCGGTGCAGGCTCTCGATCTGCACCAGCAGCCGGCGGTAGGGCCGGCCCGTCATGACGTATGCGTCCGAGTCGAAGTACGTCACAAATCCCAGGCCCGCGTCGTCCATTCGTCTCGCCAGGGTGCGGGTGAAGCTGCGTCGGCAGGACAGGACCAGCGCGCTCATATCAGTGGCCGCCAGCGCCGCGGAGAGCCATTTCAGCAGCGCCGTCGTCTTGCCCGAGCCCATCGGAGCGCGCGCCACGAGGACGCGGCGGCAGGCGGTATCGTGCGGGGACGGAAGCTCGACGGGCGCGTCGCGCTGCAGGTCCAGGGAGACGCCCGGCCAGCGGCTGCGCACCACGGCCGGGAGGTCGCAACCGTATAGCATCCGCGCGAGCGACACGCTCGAGGCGAACGCCCCGCCGTCCTCCTCGGTCGCGCCGCGGCGCTCGCCCGCGTCCGCCGCCATGTCCGGGCCGCGCAACGCCGAGGCCGTGAGCTGGCGCTCCTGGCTGATAGAGGTCTGCGGGTTCGCCCTGGCCGCCCTGACGCTGGTCCTCACCCTTATCTTCGCCTCGCTCCCGGAAATGGGGTTCCCGTGCTTTTACGCGACCGTGGCCGACTACGACACGCTCAACGACACCTCCGGCGGCGTGTGGACGCGCCAGCCGCTCGTGGCCCCCGCCCTGTTTCTGGAAACGCCCACCGTGACCAGCTTCTTCGGCTTCACGGCCACCGTGCTGCTGGCGCACGCCCTGTACGCGGTCGCGGGGGCCGTGGTGCTGCGGCGCGAGGCCGGCCGGCTGGCGTTCCAGCCCAGCGTGGTGCTCTACGCGGCGTCGACGGTGGCCGCCCCGGGGACCCTGATGCTCGGCGCGCTCTGCGCCTGGACCCTCCAGGCCGTGGTGCTGCTGATGGCCCACAAGCAGGCGGGTCTGGCCGCCGCCGCCTACATCACCCATTTTGTGTTTCTCGCCCTCTTTGGGGCGTGCCACGCCTGCAAGGGCGCGGGTGACGTGCGCGCCGCCCTGGCGGCCAGCCCCCCGCTGCGCCGCGTGGCGGTGCACGCGCGCGCCGTCGTGACGAACGTCGTCCTCGGCGCGGTCGGCCTGGGCGCGGCCGTGGTCGGGCTGATGCTCGGCGTGCTCCTGGCCAACAGCTTCCACATCAGCCTCTGGAAGACGGCGGAGGTCGCCCTGGCCGTGTTCACGGTGCTGGCGCTGGCGCTGATGGCGTTCGTCGAGGTCGTCGTGTCCGGCTACGTGCAGGTGCTCCCCACGCCGGCCTTCTGCGTGCTCGTGGCCAGCGCGGCCCTCGGCGTGTCCGCCCACCGCTACTTCGCCAAGTTCAGCGAGGCCCTCGGGGAGACGCACGGCGTCGTCATCGGGACGCGCGCCGTCCTGGCGGTCCTGTCGCTGATCGCCCTGGCGATGATCGTCGTGCGCCTGGTCCGCGCCTGCATCGCCCACCGCGCCCGGGGCAGCCGGTTCTACGCCAACGTCGACAAGGCGCGGACGACGGCCCGGCGGTACCTGCAGAAGCGCCTGCACGGCCGGGGCAACGAAGAGTACCTGCTGGCCCCCGGGATGACCGAAGACGAGTTTGACGACGGCGACGAGGTCGTGTACGAGAACCTCGGCTTTGAATAAACGTTCGTTTCGATCGCACATGGTCCTCTCGTGTCCGTCTCTCGCCGCCCTTGTCCTTGTCCCCGGTCCCGCCCGCCGCCCTCGTCCCGCGTTGAGGCCCGTCCCCATCGTCCCACTTTGCGGCCGGTGCGCCATTCCATCTCGCCCCGCCCCACGGCCCTCTTCCCCCGTCCTCGGCCATCGTCTCACACCCAACCCGCCACATCCCCCGTCCTCCGCCTCCCCCGTCCTCCGTCTCCCCCGTCCTCCGTCTCCCCCGTCCTCCGTCTCCCCCGTCCTCCGTCTCCCCCGTCCTCCGTCTCCCCCGTCCTCCGTCTCCCCCGTCCTCCGTCTCCCCCGTCCTCCGTCTCCCCCGTCCCATCGTCCCTCCCGCCCCGAGACACCAGACGGGAACGATGCGATAGTATGACAAACGGGTTTATTGCAGTCAGTACGCCCGCGAGGCTTCACGGAGGTTCCCGCGCGACACGCGGTACGGGGCCTTGGGGCGCACGGGGCCGGGCTCCCCGACCATGGGCTCGAGCTCAAAGTCCTCGAACGCGTCCGCGTCGAAGGTCAGCACGTCGCCGGAGCTCGTCACGACGCGGTTGCTGGAGAATCGGCAGCAGCACTGTCCCATGTCCGCGACGCGGTGGCGCGAAAGGCCTCCTCGGCGCGCGTCCGCAGGTCCTCGAACGCCTCCTCGCACACGGAGACGGGCGTGACGATCAGCAGCACGGGCACGGCGCAGGCGGGCGGCACGTCGCACAGCGAGGCGAGGTCGAGCGTCCGGTTCTGCTCGCAGGGGCGGCGGCGGCGCCCGAAGAAGGTGGCCAGGTGGGGGCGCGCGGGGCGGTCGGGGAAGACGCCGGCGACCACGTAGCTCTGCACCAGGATCTGCCGAAAGTTGGCGTGGCGCGGGTTCGCGAACACGGGCACCCTCAGCGCGCGCTCGCCCGAGGCCCAGGGCACAATGTCCTGACGGCCGTCCACCGGGTCGCTAAATAGCCAGACCTCCGACTGGGCGTGCGCGTTCGCGGCGACGTGGCGCGCGTCGAAGGCGCCACACCTCCGACGCGTCGCGGGGGCGTCCTCGGCGCCCGCGCGCCGCCACGCGGGGTCGGCCGTCGCCAGCGCCTCGCCGGGGCCCGGGGCGCCCTCGAAGAACTCCACGCCCGGCCGGGCGATGGAGTTCAGGAAGCCGCGCAGCGTGTCCGCGTCGGGGCGCCCGAGCAGGCGCGCGTACGCGCGCGCCGTGGGGCTCGCGTCGTCCGCCGAGAACAGGTACTTGGCGCGGCACTTGATCTCGAAGAAGAGCATCTCCGTCTGCGTGCGGTGCGGCGCCAGGCGCCCGCGCGCGTCGCGGTCGCAGACCAGCAGGTCCAGCGAGGCCCCGACCATGCCGGTGCGCGGGTCCAGCAGCAGCCCGCACGAGAAGAGGTCGTGACCCGGCGGGGGCGCGCCCGTCTCGTCGAAGGTGAACATCTCCTCCTTCGCCCCGTCCCCGTCGCCCTCGTCGCCGCCCGTCGCCGCCGCGGGCAGGTCCGGCGTGGGCGCCTCGGCGTACAGGGCCGCGACGGCGGCGCGGGCCACGCGCTCGTTGACGCGGCCAAAGATGAGCGCCGCGTTGTCGGGCGTGCCGCAGCGCGCCGTGCTGGCCTCGCACCACGTCGGCGGGAAGCGCGGGCCGTCCGCCCCCCAGCGCACGGTCGAGGCCGTGGCCAGCCCGCGGCGCAGCAGCGTCCACAGGTCGCTCTCGCTCTGCGCGCGCGTGGCCGCCTCCACCGTCAGGATGGCGGCGCGCGCCGCCGCGGCGGGGACGTCCGCGGGCGCGGGCGGCGGGCGCGCGCCGCCAAAGGCCGCCGCGGCCGCGTCGGGGGCGGCGAGGCCGTGGCGCGCCAGCTCGACGAGCAGGTCGTGCACGTACGCCAGGCGGTACGCCAGCGGCGCGCCGCCGGCCGCGGGGCGCGGCGCCGCGCGCAGGAACCGCAGGAAGGTGCGCGCGGCCAGCTCCTCAGGCAGCGAGTTCGGCAAAACGAGCGCCGCCATCCTCGCCGCAGAACCGGGCCACGAGCTCGAGCAGCGGGGCCACCGTGCGCGGGGGCTGGTTGCCGGGGCGCGAGCTGGCCACGCACTCGCGGAAGCTGGCGGCCAGCTCCTCCTCGAGGATGTCCTCGGCGAGGGCCTCGGCGGCGGGGCCGCTGCCCGGCGGGAGCAGGGCCGCGAAGAGGACGCAGCGGCGCGCGAGCACCTCCACGGCGTACTCGCGCGTCAGCGTCTGGCCGCGCTGCGGGCGCAGGCCGAGCGCCACGTCCAGCAGCACGTGGCCCAGCGCGCACAGGTCGATCGCCAGGCCCACCTCGTACGGCAGGGGGCCCGGCGGCGGCGGGCGCCCGTTAATAAAGTCCATCAGCACCCCCGTGGGCCGGTCGCGCGCATGCCCCAGGAGGACGCCCGTCGGCGGGCTCCGCGCCAGCGACGTGAGCTTCAGCGCCTTGCGGCGCGCGAGGCGGAAGCGGGGGTCCGCGAGCGTGCTGCGCGAGTTGAGGGCCATGAGGCTAAAGTCCCCGATGACGGCCGTCACGACCATGTTGCCGCACGTGCGCACAAAGATGTTGCCGCCCTTGACGTCCAGGTGGCTGAGCCCGCGGCTGTTGAGGAACACGAGCGCGCGCCCGAGCTCGGCGAAGACGCGCCCCAGGGCGTGCACCACGTGCCCGGGGCGCGCCGTGAGCGAGCGGCGGTACGCGTCCATGTCCATCTCGTAGGCCGGGAACACGAGCTGGCGCAGCGGCGCCGAGAGCCCCACCAGGCGCACCACGCCGCGGACGCCGGCGGAGCGCGTCGCCTCCGCGGCCAGCAGCGTCATGACGGCCTCGTGGCCGAAGCCGGCGCGGAGCGTCTTCACGGCCACCGAGCCGTACACGAGCACGCTGCCGTACGAGCCGGCCCCGACGGCCACGGGGTCGCCCGTGAGGTCGAAGGTCGCGTACTGCAGGTCGTCCGGCACGGCGAGGTCCCCGTCCGGGCGCGGGATCAGGTAGGGGGCCTCGCGCGGCTGCGCGCGGCCCAGGAGCCGGGACGCCTCGTCGCCGTCGCCGTCGCCGCAGGGCGCGGACGTGCCGCGGTGGATGGGCGGCCGCGCCAGCGCGGTCCGGCTCACGCCTCCGCCGCCTCCTCCAGCAGCCATTGGGTCAGCAGGGCCTCGTCCGCCTCCTCCCCCTCGTCCTCGTCAGGGTCCCCACCGCCGGCCCAGTCCTCGTCGAGCGCGGCCGCGTCGTCGAGCCGGTCCTCGCCGGCCACGAGCGCGTCCTCCGCGGCGTCGAGCGCCTCGGCAAAGTCCGCCCGCGTGAACCGCCGGTGCCTGTCCAGGACCCCGCGGACGGCCGCCTGGGCTTCCACGCGGGCCTGCAGCGCGCGCGCTTTTTGTTCCACAGACTCCACCCGGGCGGCCAGCCGCAGGTGGCGCTCTACATCCCGCCGGGCCTGTTTGGCCGCCATAAAGGCCCGGACGAACTCGGGGTTTTTCTTGTCGGCGCGCCCGCGCAGAAGCTCGACGGTGCGCGCCTTGAAGACGCTCTCGCGCTGAAAGGCCTCCGCGAGGCGCACGCGGCGCTCCCGGCGGTCCGAGGCGAACATGTTCGGCCTGGGCGACGCGACGCGGCGCTACTACGCGGACCTCAAGCGCAAGCGCGAGGCCAGTGAGCGCGACTGCGCCGAGGAGGCCCGCTTTTTCAACTTTGCCATCGCCGCCCCACAGCGCCACCAGACGGTGGTCCCGGCGGTCGGCACGCTGCACAACTGCTGCGAGAGCGCGCGGATCTTCGCCGGGCTCGCGCGCGCCGCGCTCTTCGGGGGCGCGCGCGGCCGCGCCGCCGTGGACCCGGCGCTCGCGCGCGCGGCCGAGGCGCTCGAGTTCGCCGCCTACGACGGCGAGCGCCTGGCCTTCCACCGCAACGCGTACACGAGCGCCATGGCGGCGGTGGACGCCATGCGGTCGTCCGGGGCCTTCCGCCAGCTCCGGCGCTTCGTCAACCGCTTCGCGCTCCTGTCGCGGCGCTCCTTCCGCGACGCCGCGACGGCCGCCCTCGGGACGGCCGGGGCCGGGACCGGGGCCAACGACGACGGCGACGAGGAGGCGGAGGACGATGGGGACGGGGCCGCGGAGAAGAGGGGCGCGGGGGTCGCGCCCGGCCGCCCCGAGCCGGAGGACGCCGCCGAGGAGGGCCGCGGCGAGAGCGGAGACGGCGGCGGCGGCGGAGGTGGAACTGGAAGCGGGGCAAAGGGCAGAGGCGGCGGCGGCGGCGGAGGGCGCGGCACGCTGGAGCTCTTCCAGAAGATGATCCTCATGCACGCGGTGTACTTTCTGGCCACGGTGCTGCTCGGGGACCACGCCGAGCGCGCCACCGCCTACCTGCTGGCGGCCTTCGACACGCCGCTCTTCTCCGAGGACGCGGTGCGCCACTTTCGCCAGCGCGTCACGGTCTTCCTCGTGCCGCGGCGCCACGGCAAGACCTGGTTCCTCGTCCCGCTCATCGCCCTCGCGCTGGCCACCTTCCGCGGCATCCGCGTCGGCTACACGGCCCACATCCGCAAGGCCACGGAGCCCGTCTTCGAGGAGATCCACGCGCGCCTGCGCCGCTGGTGCCGCGACGCGCGCGTGGACCACGTCAAGGGCGAGAACATCACCGTCACCTTCCCCGACGGCGCGCGCAGCACCATCGTGTTCGCCTCCAGCCACAACACAAACGCAAGTACCCATTTTTTTATTTCAATAGTCGTTTATTAGCTCGGGGATGGCGCGGGAGGGGGGGTCGCAGAGGGCGCGCAGCAGCGGGCAGCCGCACACGAGCGCGTGGCTCGCGTCCGGGTCCAGGGCCACCAGGCGCCAGCCGGCGTCGTTCACCACCACGTGGCGCCCGCGGGCGTCCAGCCCGCCGATGAGCTCGGAGGCGACGTCGACGATCTTGCGCCGGGGCAGCATGCGCACGAAGCGCACGGCGTCCAGGAACAGCACGCGGAAGAGGCCCGAGTCGCTCGCGCGCAGCTCCCGCTTGTCCGCCTGGCGCCACAGGCACGGCGCGGCGCACAGGCAGGCCGCGCCCGCCCCGTCGGGGTGCGGCGTCGCGTTGAGCGCGTCCACGTGGTCCACGCGGCACTCGCGGCAGCAGCTGCCGCCGTCGTCGTCGCGGGGGCTCAGCAGCCCGGCGAGCACGGCGCCGAGGTGGCGCGCGCGCCAGCCGGCGGGGCACAGCGCCAGCAGCGCCGGGTCCATCTGCAGAAAGTAGATGCGGTCGCGCGACCACCACGCGCCGGGGGCCAGGACCACGCACTCGCGGCGGCGCGCGGGCGCCGCGGACACGGGCTCGGCGGCGTCCAGGTCCAGGCGGCTCACCGGCGCGGCGGGCACGGGCTCGGCGACGGGCAGGTCGGCGGGCAGGGCCTCGAGGCTCGCGTCGCCCAGCGTCAGGCGCACGAGCTCGCCGCCGCTCCCGCGGAGCGTGGTCGTGGTCACGGCCGCCACCAGCGCGTAGGCGGCGTCGTTGAGCAGGACCACGACGTGGAAGCGGCCCTGGGCCAGGCGCAGGGCCCGCGGGCGCGTCAGGTAGACGCGCGCGTCGACGGTCGCGGCGCCCGGCGCCACGGCGGCCAGGCGCGCGCCCACCACGCCGAGGGCGGCGTAGACCTTGACGCGCGAGTCGGAGCGCAGCAGCCGCCAGGCGGCAAAGTCCTCCGTCAGGGCCGCGGCCACCTCCATGGCGGCGCTCGTCGCGCCCACCCTCGCTACACGCGGCGGCACAGGCGCTCGAGCACGGGGTCCACCAGCGCGGCGGGCCACTCCAGCCGCAGGGCCGCGAAGAAGCCGAAGCCGCCGGGCAGCACCACCAGCGCGCGCAGGTCCCGCGACACGCCGACGCAGAGGTACGCGTAGCTCTCGCCCGGGAGACAGCGATGCGACGCGCCGCGGAAGCGGCACGCGAACTGCCCGCGCGTCGCCGGCTCCACTGCCACGGCCGGCGGGGCCCGCGTCACCCTTATAACCTCCCCGCCGGCGCTGTAGTAGTCGAAGAGGAAAACGCCGCCCAGCAGCGGGCCGCTCTCGAAGGTCACGTAGCCGGCGGTGGCGCGCGCGGCGAGGTGCGCCGCGGCGGCCGTCATCAGGCCCGAGTCGACCATCTCCCGCGCCGGCGTCTGCTCGAGGCGCCGCGCGAACGCGTCCAGCAGCGCCGGGGCGCGCCCGGCCACGTCGAGGACGGCCTCGCGGTCGCGCGGGCGGATCGCGAACTCGATGATCTGGCGCATGCGCGGCTCGCGGCGCACGGACTCGCGGACGCCGGCCAGCAGCGCGCGCACGCAGGCGTTGCGGAAGCGCTCCAGCAGCACCAGCTCCGCGGTGGCGTCAAAGACCGGCAGCGGCGGCTCCTCGTCCCCCAGCGGCACGGCCAGCTCGGCGTGCCGCCGCACCAGCTCCAGCCGCGCCTCCGCGGGCAGGGCGCGCGGGTGCTCGACGCCGTGGCGCTCGCACTCCTCGGCGAGCACGCGCGCCAGGGGCTCGCTCGCGGGCCCGCGCCGGCCGCCCCAGGCGGTGGAGTGCTCGTAGGCGACGACGACGAACGTCTCGCCGGTCTGGTAGTGGCGGCGCGCCACCAGGGACACGGGCCGCCGGCGCCACACGTGCGCCGGCGCGTCGCCGCCCGCGAGCGCGGCGTAGCCCGCGTCCAGCCAGTCGAGCGCCGTCAGCGGCCGGGGGTCCTGGGGCGTGAGCAGGAGCTCGTCGCGCCAGGCGGCGCCGCCGCCGTCGCCGCCGCCCGCGGCCTCGCGCGGCGCGGCGGGCACCGCCGCGGCCGCCTCGAGCGCCCCGGAGCCGCCGCCGTCCCCGCCGCGCCGCGCGAGGGCGCCCTGCATCAGCCCGCTCGCCACGTGGCTGCGCACCGGGTGCCGCGCCGCGACGAGCTCGGCCGCGCGGCGCACCAGCGACAGGATCTCGCGGTCGGCGTCGCGCGCGTGCGGCGCCGCCGGGTCGTCGAAGCCCCCGCGCGTCAGCTGCGCCTCGCCGTCGATGGTGGCCGCCGCCGGGGGCAGCAGCGCGTCGATGTGGCCCCCCGCGGCCGCGACCTCCGGGGCCACGCGCCGCGCGCGCGCGTAGTTGGCGAACTGGCGGCACAGGCGCTCCAGGCGCTCGCCGTCCACGTTGTAGCGCGTGCGGGCCGGCAGGAGCTCGTCGTAGGTGAAGATCAGCTCGCGCGCGCCCACGCGCAGCGCCACCGCCGTGAAGCCGTCAAAGTGGGCGCCGAGCGCCAGGGGCAGCGAGACGAACAGCCCCCCGGGGCCGCGCGCGCGCTGCAGCGGCGGCAGCGTCAGCACGCTCTCGACGGCGCCCGTCTGCACGTGGCCCGCGAACACGGAGACCCACGGCTCGCAGACGCCCGAGCCGTGGTAGCGCGTCTGCGCGTGGGCGGCGAAGGGCGCGAGCGGGTCCACGCCCGCGCGCCGCAGGAGGGGGTCGGGCACGATGACGTGCACGAGCGCGGGCGCGAAGCGCGTCATCTGCTGCTTGGTCTCGTTGGCGATGTGGGCGTCCATCGCGGCGCCGCTCACCGTCCCCCCCTCTCTCTCCCCGCGTGTCGTTACAGGGGATCCGCGGACAGGACTTTAACCTGCTCTTTGTCGACGAGGCCAACTTTATACGCCCCGATGCCGTGCAGACCATCCTCGGCTTCATGAACCAGGCCAGCTGCAAGATCATCTTCGTCTCCTCCACCAACACCGGCAAGGCCAGCACCAGCTTCCTCACCAACCTCCGCGGCACCGACATGCTCAACGTGGTCACGTACGTCTGCGACGAGCACATGCGCCGCGTGGTGGCGCACACCGACGCCACCGCCTGCTCGTGCTACGTGCTCAACAAGCCCGTCTTCATCACCATGGACGCCGCCACGCGCACCACGGCCGAGCGGCTGCTCCCGGACTCCTTCATGCAGGAGATCCTCGGCGGCGCCGTGGCCGCGCGCGAGGCGCCCGTCCTCACGCGCGCCGCCGGCGAGCGCTTCCTGCTCTACCGCCCCTCCTCGGTGGCCAACCGCCGGCTGCTGGCCGGCACGCTGCACGTGTACGTGGACCCGGCCTTCACGGCCAACGCGCGCGCCTCCGGCACCGGCGTGGCCGTCGTGGGCAGCTACCGGCGCAGCTGGATCGTGCTCGGCCTGGAGCACTTTTTCCTGCGCGCGCTCACCGGCGCCTCCGCCGACGAGATCGCGCGCTGCGTCGTGCGCTGCCTGGCGCGCGTGCTGGCGCTGCACGACGGCGCCTTCTCGGCGGTGCGCGTGGCCGTCGAGGGCAACAGCAGCCAGGACTCGGCCGTGGCCATCGTGGGCGCCATGCGCCGCGAGCTCGCGGAGCTGCGCGCCGCGCGCGTCGTCGCCGACCCGGCCGTGGTCTTCTACCACCACGGCGCCCCGGGCGCGGGCGCGGGCGCCGTGCGCTACCCCTTCTTCCTGCTGCAGAAGCAAAAGACCCCCGCCTTCGACTTTTTCGTGAAGCAGTTCAACTCGGGCGCCGTCATGGCCTCGCAGGAGCTCGTGTCCGTGACCGTGGGCGCGCGCGCCGACCCCGTCGAGTACCTGAACGCCCAGCTCGGGAACCTCGTGGAGACGGCCTCGGGGGCCGGCGAGCACCGCGTCTTCACCGGCAAGCGCGGCGGCTGCGCCGACGACCTCGCCGTGGCCCTCGTCATGGCCGTGCACCTGAGCACGCTGCCCGACGGGCTGTTTGCCTGAGGGGGCTTCCCCCATCCACCGTCCACCGTCCGCCCTCCACCCCCCGACGCCCCCATTTTCCCCGACCCGGAAAATAAACGCCAGACGCGCACGACTCGTTTCTTTGTTTTCCTTCGCGGATTTTTTATTGCAGGGGGGTGGGGTGGGGCGGGGGAAACACGGGCCCCCTCGGCGCCGCGCCGTCACACCTCCACCACCGCGGCCTTCTCGCCGGGGGGGACGGTCGGGGGGCCGTCGAAGATGCACACGCGCGCCACGGGCCGCGTGCCGAGCGTGTCGCCCAGCCGCGAGGCCGAGGCGATCCAGGCCTCCAGCGCCTCGAACACGCAGAAGCGCCGCGCGTGGTCCTGCGGCAGCGGCGGCGGGGGCTGCCGCACCAGCTGGCCGAGCTCGCGCGTGGCGCTGCCCAGCTGGATCACGGCGTTGGCGTAGCCGTCCTGCGCCCCCAGCGTCAGCAGGTTCGGGATGAGCGACAGCAGGATCACGGCGCCCTCGTTGAGCAGGAAGATCATGTTCAGCACCAGCGAGCGCGTGGCCGCCTCGGCGTTGTCGCGGTGCGGCGGGGGCAGCTGGTAGCGCCGGCCGTTGTTGAAGACCACGTCGGCGCCCCGCGCGGGCGCGCCGCCGCGCAGCGTCTCGACGGCGCGCGCCACCACCCGCGCCGTCAGCTCGCGGGCCTGGGCGAGCGGCAGCGTCATGGGGAAGCGCAGCTCCAGGTTGGCGGACGTGAGCCGCAGGCACTCGTCGCCGAGCAGCGGCGGGACGAGGCACACGTGGTCCCCGTTGGTCAGGTCGAAGGGCCCCGTGTTCTGCAGCACCAGCGACTGCCCGCGGCCGCCGACGCCGAGCGGCGTGGCCAGCATGCGGTGCGGCGTCACGCGCGTGATGACGGCCGCGAAGCGCCGCCGGTACGCGGCCATGGCCGCGAGCACATCGCCGCCGCAGGGCAGCGCGACCTCGCGCAGCGTCGCGTGACGCCGCAGCGTCTCCAGAAACACCACGCGGCCCTCGCACCTCTGCAGGGCCGACAGATCCCCCGGGGACAGCGTCGGCAGCGCAATGTCCACCTCCATGGCGACGCGAGCGAAAGAAGACACTGACGCGGGCGGGTGCCGTGTACACAGTTTATATACACGCGCGGCGCGCGGCCGGCGCGGGAGGGTGGGGGCGGGTGACAGAGCAGTCGGGGGGGGAGGGGGCAGGGCGGAGACGACGGTTCGGCGGCGGTCCGGTATCGGTCCGGCGGCTCAGGCGCTCGCGTGCTGGAAGCAGCCCTTCAGCGGGGACTCGTCGCGGATGAGGTACTGCGCAAAGTGCTCCTCGGCGCCGAGGGGCGTCCGCAGCAGCGCCGAGTCGCTGGCGCACAGCGGCGGGTACGCCTCCTGGAAGAGCGCGCACGGGTCCTCGACGAGCTCGCCGGCGCCCACGGGCCGCTTGAACTGGTACTCGCCGTTGCTCGTCGGCGAGGCGGCGGCGCCCGTGTCGGCGATGAGCCGCGCCAGCCCCCGGCTCTTGGCGACCGCCTCGGCGGGCGTGAAGAACTTGAAGCAGGGGCTGTAGGCCGGGCCGCTCATGTTGTACTGGCCGTTGTAGAGCCGGTCCGCGTACGAGTGCCGCTGCGAGGCCCAGGGGTTGGCGGTGGCGCGGTGGGGGTGCGCGGGGTCCGCGTGGCTGTGGTCGAACATCAGCCCCTCCTCGCCGTGCACCTCGCCGGCGGCGCGCCCGCGCGGGTTGCACGCGCGCCGAAAGTAGGCCAGGTCGACCGAGACGGGCGTGGCGATGAACTCGCACACCGACTGCTGCCCGCGGGCCAGGCCCACGGGCACCTGGGGCAGCATCTGGCCGAAGACGGGCACGGGCGCCAGGCGGTTGCCGGCGTTGACCGTGCGGCGCAGGTAGTCGTCCGCGTCCGCGTCCAGCATGGGCGGGGCGCCGCGCGTGGCGAAGAGGTTCTGCGGCAGGTTGCCCATGTCCGTCACGGGGGCACGCAGCGCGGCCGCCGCGTACGCGGCCGTGAAGCCCACGCCCAGGTCCACGTTGGCGCGGGGCTGCGTGAGCTGCATGTGCAGCCCGCCGCCGCTCTCGGTGCGCGCCACCTGCATCTGGCCCATAAAGTACGACTCGCTGGCCTTCTCCGCAAAGAGCACGTTCTCCGTGGCGAAGCGGTCCTGGCGCACCACCGTCAGGGCGAAGCCGGGGTGCAGCTGGCGCCGCAGCTGGTGGGTGAAGGCCACGGGGCTCATCTTGAAGTAGCCCGCCATGAGCGCGTACGAGAGCGTGTTCTCGTCGGCGCGGCTCTGCGCCGCGTGCTGGGCCACGGGCTGGCGCACCGTGGCGTAGTAGTTGGCCCCGAGAAAGTGGGGCACGCAGGGCACGTGCTGGGCGGCGGCGCGCACCTCGGCGCCCACGTCGCGCATGGCGCCGAGGTGGTCGGCGCAGGCAAAGAGCGCGTTCACGGGCGCCGGGTAGAAGAAGGCCCCCTCGAGCAGCGTGGCGTCGTTGGGCTGGTAGGCCATCATGAGCAGGCCGTGGTGCAGCGAGCCGTCGTGCGTGCGCATGTCCCGCGTGGCCACCGTGGCCATGCCCGCGTCGGGCGCCGCCGAGGCCAGGAGCGGCGTCGTGCGCTCGGCCATGTTCGTCACCGTCTCCTGCAGGATCAGCATGGCGTCCGCGTCCACGGCGACGCAGGCGTTGTGGAAGAGCACGTTCAGCGAGTTGGGCACGAGGTTGCGCGGGTGCAGCGGGTGCCGGGGGTCGTCCGCGCCCACCTCCTCGTCCGCCTCGGGCACCACCATCGTCTGCACCAGCTGGTACACGCGGTCGTAGCGCACGCCCATGGTGCAGCAGTTGCCGCGCGAGAAGGCGGGCACCACGGCGTAGTAGTAGATCTTGGACAGCACCGACCACTCGGCGTCGTGGTGCGGGTGCAGGGGCTGGTTCTCGTTCCGCACGGGCCGGTTGTGGACCAGGCCGCCGCCGACGTTGCGAAAGTTCACCTGGGCCATCTCGACCCACAGGATGTGCTGAAAGTGCGCGCCGTTGACGCGCAGCTCCGGCAGGCGCTCGGCGAGCCCGTCGCGGTACAGGATGGGGTCGCAGTCCCAGATGAGCGGCGGCAGCAGCGCGGCGTCCGCCAGCGCGTGGTTGAGCTCCTCCTGGGGCTGGTTGCCCAGCGGGTCCCCGGGCAGCGTGAACTCGCCGATGAGGCGCCGCAGGGCGTGCACGTGCTCCAGCAGGTCCTTGTACACGGCGGCGCAGTCCTCGGGCAGCTCCCCGTTGCCCAGGTAGGTGTTGATGTACATGACCATGTAGAAGTTGTTCACGAAGGCGGCGTTGTGTGTGTTGCGCCAGTAGCTCTGGATGCACTGCGCCACGAGCCGCGCGAGCGCGCAGAAGGTGCGCTCGCTCCCGTGGATCACGGCCTCGATGATGTAGAACACCATGGGGTAGTTGGCGTCGCGGAAGGCGCCGCGCACCGCGGCCACCGTGGCCGGGGCCAGCCGGTGCCGGTCCACGCTGAGCTCGAAGCCGCGCGCGTCCCTAAAGTCCACGGGGCACAGGGCCAGCGGGATGTTGCCGTTGATGATGCGCGGCATCGCGCGCACCTGCCCCATCACCTGGGGCACGGCGAAGGGCCCGGGGACGTCGACCTCGGGCGCGACGAAGAAGTCAAAGGCCGGGTGCAGCTCCAGGCGCAGGTCGGCGTTGCCGGGCGCCAGCAGCTGGTCGGCGGCCGGCGGCGCGGCCCAGCGCGGGCGCACGGGCATCATGCCGGGCCACTCCTCGAGGAAGCGCTGCATGAGCCCGACGAGGGCGTCGGGGCGCGCGTCGGCCACGTAGGCGCCGAAGGCGCACTGCACCTCCGCGGGCTCCTGGCGCAGCGCCGCCAGCGTGGCGTCCACGTCCAGGAAGGAGGGGTGGCAGAGGGTGCCCATGGCGTGCTCGAAGGTCACGTGGCAGGGCACGCCGTCCTTGTTGAAGAAGTGCACGGCGCGGGGCGGGTGCGTGCGCGGGTCCGGGAGGCCCGGCGTGGGCGCGAAGCTGCCGGCGTGGCGCGCGTAGCGGTCGGCGGCCGGCTTGAAGACCCCCAGGGGCATGACGAAGGTCACGTCCAGGTTGCCCACCAGCGGGTACGGCACCTGCGTGGCCTGGTACACGCGCTTCTCGAGGGCCTCGAGGAACACCAGGCGGTCGCCGACGACGACGAGGTCCGCGCGCACGCGCGCCGAGCCCACGGGCTTGCCGTCGTCGGGGGCCGGCTCGCCGCCGAGCAGGTAGCGCGCCACGTCGTCCATGTTGCTGACGGCCTTGCCCATCACCAGCGCCGTCACGAGGTTGGTGTTGGCGATCACCATCTCGCCGTAGGTCACGGGCACGTCCGCGTGCGTGTCCGCCAGGGTCAGCACGTGGTGCAGGAGCCGCTGGCGCACGCCGGCCGTGGTCACCAGCACCCCGTCGACGGGGCGCCCCTGCGTGTCCGCGTGGGTCATGCGCGCGACGGCCACCGAGGGCGCGGTGCAGTTCACCAGGTCCGAGAGCCGGTCCAGGACCGCGTCCTTGTTGCGCTCGTGCTTCGTGAGGAAGAAGGTGTCGTCGCGCACGCGGCGCTTCAGCTCCGACACGAGCGCGGCGCAGGCCACGCGGTCCGCGAGCCGGCCCTCGTAGAGCGTGAAGGGCGCCAGCAGCGACAGGGGCGGCGCCTTCTCCATGAGGACGCGCAGCATCTGGTCGGCCGTGCCGCGCTCGAACGAGTCCAGCACCGCCTGCACGTTGCGCGCGAGCTGCTGGATGGCGCGCAGGCGCATGGCCGACGAGATGTGCGTGCCGTCGAGGTTCTCGCCCGAGATGAGCCCGAGGGCCTCGACGGCGATCGAGAAGGCGGCGTTGAGGGAGCGGCGGTCGAGGCGCTTGATCATGTAGTTGTGCACGGGCTGGTCGGCCGGGTGCGGCCCGTCGCGCGCGATCATCGGCTGCTGCACCTCAAACTGGATGGTGCCCTCGGCCACGTAGCTGAGCTCCGGGAACTTGGTGCACACGCACGCCACCGAGAGCCCGAGCTCCAGGAAGCGCACGAGCGAGAGCGTGCTGCAGTAGGTGCCGAGCAGCGCGTCGAACTCGGCGCCGTAGAGGTTGTTGTCGTCCGAGCGGAAGCGCTTGAAGAGGTCGAAGAGCGCGCGGTGCGAGTGCACCTCGATGTTGGACAGGATCTGCCCGGACGGCAGGATGGCCGGGCGCTCCATCGTGTAGCGACGACCGCGGACGGGCGCGTGTGCGCGGTCGCTGGGGCGCGGCGGGGGAAGAATGGCGCGGGCGCGTCGCGGCCGCCTTTTAATGCATGATGGAGCGCGCGTACGCGCGCGGCAGCAGGAAGGCGAGCGCGTCACAGACGCAGTCGGCGCCGTACAGCGCCCCGGCGAGGGCGGGCGCGTAATGGCGGCCCGCGTCCAGGGCGACGTACAAGAAGGCCAGCCGCGCCGCGGCCAGCAGCCCCAGCGCCACCTGCTGCGCCGGCGAGAGCGGCATCCGGTCCCGGGCCACGTTCCGCGCCACGAGGGCGGCGCAGACGGCCGCGCGCGCGTAGAAGGCCAGCGCGGTGAGGAGCGCCGCGAGGGTGGCCCGCGATCCGTGGAGCGCCAGGACGAGGCAGCACGCGGGCCGGAGCGCGAGCGCCAGGACCAGGAGGCTCACCACGTGCGAGCTGAAGCGCGGGCGCGGCGGGCGCGCGCCCACAAAGGCCGAGCTCAGCAGCGCGTCCTTCTCCCCCACCGCCGCCGTCGTCGTCGCGTCCGACGCCGCGTCCACGTCCACCGCCGCCGCGTCCTCCATCCCCGCGCCGCCGCGTGTGTGCGGCGGGAGGCGCCCCCCGGCGGGTTTAAAGGAGTGGTCGCGCCGCCTCGCTCACCCATTTGCCGCGCCGCGTGTGTCCGCCGCCATGGAGTTTGAGTACCAGAGCACGATCGTGCACCAGGGGGTGCTGTTCTACATCGCCGACGGCGGGGACCGCGCGTACTTTGTGCACGGGGGCTGCATCGTGTCCGTGCACCGGCGCTCGCGGGAGATCGGCAAGTTCGGGCTCACGCTGCGCGGGAACGCGCCGGGGAACCGCGTCGTCGCCAACTACGTGCGCACGGAGCTGGCGCGCCTCGGCCGCGCGTGGGCCGCCCCGCAGGGGAGCGACGACGTCTTCGTGGACGCCCTGGGGCTGCTGCTGCCGCTGACGGAGCTGGACCTCTGCGGCCGCGCGGAGCTGGACGTGTACGACCCCTACCTCGTCGAGTGCATGGTCTCGCTGCCGGCGTCGGCGCTCTCGCTGACGCTCGTGCACGACCGCCAGCAGGACCGTGTCCTGGAGCTCCTGGCCGAGCCCGCCATCGTGCACCCCTCCTCGGGCTTCGTGTACGCCGTGAACGAGGCCTGCTTCGCCCTGGTGCAGGCGTACCTCTCCGAGCTGCCCAGCTCGCTGCAGGTGCTGACGGAGGGGCTCTTTGACGGCATCCCCGGCGTGCGCCCCCCGCTCAGCGGCGAGACGCGGCCCACGGCCGTGGTGGTGAAGGGCGGGCGCGCGGCCCCCACGCTGAGCGTGCGCCCGCGCCGGTACGCCGAGCGCGCGCTGCGCGCGACGGTGGTCAGCGACTTTGTGCAGGTGCGCTACATCCCGGCGACGCGGCGCATCTGGGCGACGCGCGGCGGGAGCCTGTCCCTGCAGATGCTCTGCGACCTCGTGGCCGGGGCGGACGCCATCCTGCGGCGGGCCGCGTGCGCCTCGGACGACGCCTCGGCCGCCGTGGTCGAGGCCGTGTCCGCCGTCGCGGCGGACCCCTTCTTCGGGACGGGCTCCACGTCGCTCACGGGCGCGCAGCGGTTCGCGCTGTACCAGTTCATCCTGGCCCGCTGGCACCTGCCGAGCTGCTACGCCGCGCTGGAGGGCATGCTCGACACGCTGGACGAGCGCCCCGGGGCGGGCGCGGGCGACGACGAGGACGGCGGCGAGGGGGGAGGCGGCGGAGGCAACGGCAACGGCGACGGCGGCGCCTCTCGGGCCGCGAGCGCCGTGGCCCACGCCGTCAACCGCGTGCTGCGCGAGGCGACCGTCTTCGGCGAGGTGATGCGGATGCTCGTGAACGCCGCCGTGGTGCACGCCCCCGCGCTCGCGCCCATCGTCTCCGCGGCCCCGGCGGGGGCCTCACCGCCGACGACGAAGCACGCCCGGGAGGACGCGGCGACGGGCCTGGAGCTGGCGGTCATGATGAGCGACGCGGAGGCGAACGCGCCGGCGCCCGGCGTGTGCGAGCTGGTGGAGGCGGCCGGGGCGCGGGTGCTGGACGGGCTCTACGCCGGCCGGGGCCTCGTCGCCGCGACCGCGCCCGTGGGCCGCGCGCTGCGGCTCACGTCCGCCGTCTGCGCCGAGGCGGCGCTCCTGACCGCCTTCGGCGACTCGCCCGCGGCCCTCCGTGGGGCCCAGTACCTGTTTCAGCTGTTTCGGGCGCGCCTGGCCCGCGCCAACATCTCCATCGTCCTCAATAAAAACCGTTAAACAAATCACACGTCCGTTCTCCCGTCCGTCTCTGTCCGCGGCACACACACGCGTGCGCGCGCACGCGCGCCTCGGCGGGTTCCCCCGTCCCCCGTTTCCCGTTCCCCCCCCCCACACACGCGCGCGCCCAACCCCCGCTCGCACCCAGCCCCCCGACGCGCCACGGTCCGCACACCCCGATCGTCCCGGTCCCCGATCCCCGCAACTCCCGCGTACCCGCGCGTGCGTGAGCGCCTCTCCTCCATCGTGGCGAGGACGCGGCCCATCGTCGCCCGGTCGGGGGAGAAGGGGGTGAGGGAGAGGACACGCGACGATGGGCGGGGCTCGGCACGAGAGGGGATTCCCGGCCACTCGCCTCCACCCGCGCATGCGCAGACGCCATCGTCCCGGCGCGGTCTCGACGCCGCGCGGCGCCCGGAGAGCAGAGTCCCGCGCCCGGGCCGGGCTCCCCGGCGGGACGGCCCGGGTGGAACCCGCGTCGGCCGAAGAAAATATTGATGGATTATCGGCAAAATATCGGCCCGGTGATCGATCCGGGCGGAGCTATTGGAAACTCGGTCACATGGGCAAATCCGAGGAAAATGATTGGGCCACGTCACGTTCGCACCAATTGCTAATATATATAGGATATAATATTTTATATACAACAAGTGCGAACGCCGAAAAATTCGCACATACCAACCATTCATGAATATTCATGAGGTGTGGGTATAAAAGACCGGGGAGCCGGAGCCCGGCGCCACAACCCGGAGCGCCGCCGTCGCCGCTGTATCCCCCGGACCAGGATCGTCGCCGCCGCGAGGACCGCGAGCCGAAACGCCGCCGGACCGCCGTCGCTCGGACCCGCCGTCCCGTCGAATCCAGGCCCGCGGGCCCCACGGATCCCCCGGTCCACGGCGGACGGATCGCGGCCTCGGCGCGGCGCACCGGCAAGCGGCAGACACTTTAACTCTTGAACAAAGTTTTCAATAAACCCGGGTACAACGAAATTGTAAAATGTGTCTCTGGTCTTTACTCTCCGGTCTTTACTCTCTGGTTCCCCCTTAGAGACCCCTTAGAGACCCCTTAGAGACCCCTTAGAGACCCCTTAGAGACCCCTTAGAGACCCCTTAGAGACCCCTTAGAGACCCCTTAGAGACCCCTTAGAGACCCCTTAGAGACCCCTTCCTCGGAGCGGGTAAAAAATTCTTGAACGCGTTCGGCGATCGGGGACGGGGGAGGCGGGAGTCTGGCTGTGGGAGAGAGGGCTGTGGGAGAGAGGGCTGTGGGAGAGAGGGCTGTGGGAGAGAGGGCTGTGGGAGAGAGGGCTGTGGGAGAGAGGGCTGTGGGAGAGAGGGCTGTGGGAGAGAGGGCTGTGGGAGAGAGGGCTGTG